ACGCCATCATCGTGCAGGGTGGCGATGATGATCTGGCCATCGGCGGTGTACTTGCGGCCAGTGTTGAATTTGATGGTCTTGGTCATGTCGTTTTTCTTTCTTTGGGGTGCTGGGCTGGCTGGGGCGGCGCGTGCCGCCCCGCTGGGGTGGGTCAATGGCTGGTGAAAAAATACAGATCGCCGCCGTCGCGGTATGCGTTGTAATCGCCGGAAACTTCCCAATCGCGCGCCATGCTGTCCCAATCGATATGGTATTCCAGCCAATCGGGAACGCTGGTCATGTCGTGGGTGGCCTCGACCTGCTCCTGCACGAAGTCTTTCCAGCTTTCGGCGCTGCCGACGTAGGCGTCTTGCAGGGCGTCTTTCAGCTCGTCGCCGGTCAGCTCGTCGCCGGTTCTGCGGTCGCTGGCAAACTCCATCGCCACGGCGGCGGGAAGGCCGATTTCGTCGGCCAGATCGATCAGCTCGATGCGGGCGGCGATGCCGTCCAGCCCGGCATATTCGCCAATATCGCCCAAGCCTTCGCGGTCATGGATTGCCCATTCTTCGGCGCTCGCCACGCTGCCAAAGCCTTTGCAGGTGGGGCATGGCGTGCTGTCGGCGAACGCCGCGCCTGCCGCGATGCCGTGGCCGTCGCAATCGACGCATTGCACGGTGACATTGGGGAAGCGTGAGGCGCGCAACATTGCCGCAATCGGCGCGGCCATGTCGTCGGTGTCGGCGCTGGCATCGATCCAGACGCCGTGCAGCTCGCCGTTGTTATAGCTGGCAAGGCAGGCGGCATAGAAGCGCGGGGCGGTGGTGTTGAACTGGTCAAGCATTGGGTCGGTCCTTTGGTCTGCGGGGTTGGCCGGGTTCGCAATCCGGCGGGGCCTGTCGTCGGCCTTGCATTGTATCTAGTAACCATTGGTCACGGTGTAAAGGGGGTAAATTGTGAAATAAACCCGCGCCCCCGACCCCGATACGCCGTGTCCACTCCCCGCACCCCCGATTTACCACTTCCCCCGACCCCATCGTGATGATAGCCAGTCGGGGCCAAAGCGCGGCGCGGCGCGGGCTGATTTGTTACACGATCCGGCGGTTTTGTTACGCCGATGTAACAAGGTTAAGACGCTGTAAACAAAGCGCAAAATCCACATCTGTTACAATGTTACGCCGTTACGCGGTGCCGTATCGCGATCACATACACGCGCACACATACGGGCAAAGTAATGTAACACCGTAACACTGTAACAGATGTATAAATATTACTGCGATTTCAACGGATTGACCTTGTTACATCGGCGTAACAGACTATCGCGGATTGTAACAGATCAGGCGTTCTGCACGGCTTATCAATGGGTTAGCTGATAACCGTCTTTACTACATTTCGGAGTTGTAAGGTGGTATATCCCGCGTCTATCTTGCGACGGTATCGGGGGGCTGCATCGGCGGCGCTTCGGTCCCGGATCGTAATTAATTAATGGGTCGATATTCGCTGCATGTCTGGTTCGTTCCTCTCTGACCCTTCGGGGCTTGTCACCGCCGCCGCGCTGGCCGTCGATGCCCGCGACCGGGGCGACGGTGGTGCCGCGCCGGTGCAAGGCCAGCTCTTCGGGGTTTCGCCGGTGGAGCCAGACGGCCAAGGCGCGCTGCCTGATCTGGACGCCGCGCCGCGCGGTCGGGGTCGGCCTGCCGGATCGCGCAACCGCTCCACCGAAGAATGGTCACGGTTCATCTTGACACGCTATCGCTCCCCGCTGCTCGGGCTGGCCGAGCTGGCGCAGGCCACGCCGCTGGTCTTGCAGGCTGAGCTGGGCGGCGCGCCCGATCCGGTCAAGGGCGGTGGCTGCACGCTGGTCGAGGCGGTGCGCATCATCATGGCGGCACAGCAAGCCCTTGCGCCGTACCTGCACCAGAAACAGCCAACGGCCATCGATGGCGGCGGCGTCGGCCTGATGCAGGTGATCATCCAGACCGGCGACGGTGCCGACGCCGGGCAGGCGTTCGATATCCGGCCAATCGAAGAAACTGAGGAATTTCAATCACTTAGCGCCGATGGTTTTGACCTGTCGGAACCGGAAGGTCGGAACGAATGACGCAACCGATTGAAACCAAACACAAATTTGCACACGTGTCGGCGGGTACATCACCCGCCGACACTGGCAATCCGGTGGTCGCGCGGTTCCCTCCCGTGCGCGTCATCGGATGCGACCGCGTTCGGGCAGGCGCGGACGCATGGGGGGGGGCGCGATTTCGCGAATGCCCCCCCCCACCCCTTCGCCTGAACAGCCTTCCCCCCCCTGTGAGACAAGAATTGCGCCGCGAGGTCTTGGCATCCGTGGGGTGTGGGGGGCTTCGACAGATCGGGGTGTGGGGATGCTAGACCGGCTGCGCGATGAAACGATTACAAGGCGGTTCACCAAACCGGGTCCAGTGGGCGCGGCGTTCATGGGTTCCACTGGCCGGACCGTCGGCATCATGGGGCCGCAGGGCGGTGGCAAAACCACGATCATCATCAACCGCATTCTGACCAAGGCGGCGCAACAGCCGCCGTCAGCGGTGGATGGCATCGCGCGCTATCGCTGTGTCGTGTGGATGCGGACCTACCGCGAGCTGTGGGCTAAGGTCATTCCTGACTGGCTGGAATGGGTGCCAAAGCAAAACAAGGCGTTTGGCATCACCTGGACCGGCGGCGTGGACAACCCCGCCGAACACAAGTTCAAATTCATGGCGATCCATGCCGGCGAAAAGAAGATCGTTCACGCCGAAGTCTGGTTTCGGGCGATTGGTGATCAGACGCCGACCGAAGCGGCGAAAGGTCTGCACGCCACGGATGCCTGGTTGCCGGAAAGCACATCGGCCTCAGTCGAAATGCGCAAAGCCCTTTTCGGTCGCTTGGGCCGCTATCCGTCGCGCGAGCATGGCGGCGCGCCGTTCCGTCAGCTCTTCTGCGACTGGAACGCGGGCGATCCGTACAACTGGACCACGGAATATTTCATCACCGAGCGCCCGCTCGGGCTGGACGATTCCGGTCGGCCGATTGTGGAGTTTTTCCGCCAGCCGGGCGGGCGCGAAGCCGCCGCCGAAAACATGCACAATCTGCCCGATGGCTATTACCGCGACCAGATTGCGGCGAACGCCGACGATCCCGATTGGATCAGGCGGATGGTCGACAACGAGATTGGCTTCATGCGCGACGGCAAGCCGGTCTATGAGGATTTCAGCGACCATTTGCATGTCTCGGACACCGAATTGCTGCCATGGCGCGGCGTCAAGCTGATCCTGGCGGCGGATGCCGGTCTGACCCCGGCGCTGGTGATCATGCAGCGCAACCAATTCGGCGAGGTGCAAATTCTCGAAGAGGTCACATCGCGGCGCGCCGATGCGGAAACCTTCGGCGAAACCCTGTTGGTGCGCATGGATAGCCCGCGTTATGCGGAATGCCAGCGGCCAACCGAAATGTTTGTCGATCCCACCGCGCTGAATGCCGGGGAAGCCAGCTCACGCGGCGAGGCGGCGGAATTGTCGAGCTGGGCAAAGATCATCGCCAAGACAACCGGCCTCAACGTGCGCCCGTCGCGCTGCAAGAATGATATCGTGATCCGCGTCGGATCGGTGCAGCAGATGTTCAAGCGCCGGATCGGCAACCGCGCGGCGTGCAAGATCGACCGCAAGCATTGCCCCGAGCTGATCAAGGGTTGCGCGCGAGATTACAAATACGAAAAGACCGCCGTGATGACAGCGGGCGGGATTGAGTACCGCGACAAGCCAACCAAGAATTTTGCATCCCACGTCTGCAACGCGCTGGAATATGGCGCGGCCAATGCCGGCGAGCAGGACATGCTGACCGGCGCGGCTGACCGGAAGGCCGCACGCACGCAGGCGGCGGCGCGGCGTGCCAAACAGTCGACCGGGCGCGCGAGTGATCCCCTGTCCTCCTATGGCGGGCGGCGCTGATGATCGCCTTTGCCCCTCTCACGCCCTGGACCGTCGACGTGCGCCGGCAGGTTTTCGACGTTGCGGCGGATATGGCCGATATGGACGCGCTGGAAATCTTCGGTCTGCGCCAGCGCGGCGACGGACCCGAGGATATCGTCGCCGATATCGCCCGGATCATCATCGACCAGCGGATGATCGATGGGATGATCGCCCTGCGCCAGATCGATGGGCAAACGGTGCCGGTCGCGGTGGC